ATAATACTTATATAAAGAAAGGGTGCTTAAAACCAGCACAAAGGGACAAACAAATGCAAGAACTTAAAATTGAAATGAAAACTTCTGCCGATTATAGCAAGAGGAGAAATGTAAAATGAACATCACAATGCTGCTTAAAAACGGAAGACGCATCAAAGGCCAATTAGTAAATTATGAGTATAGCAATGGGGAATATTTATTGATGATTGGAGTGAAGGGCAATGTTCTTCCGGCTATCTATTATGTCGCTAAAGAAAAAGTGAAAGGAGTATATCTAAATGCCTGATTCTAATGAAAAGATTATCGGTGCGATTGTTATATTAATGAACGAATGCAAACGGTGTCTATTTAATGGGAGCTGTGATGATTGTAAGATTTATGAACAATGTGGGCATTGTTTACAAACGGAGGAAGGTGTGAGTGTTGGTGAGTTATGATATTATGCTTGATCTTGGCTATCATGAGGAACGCAGATTAAGAACTTATTACAGACAATGTGATGTCACAAAGTTCATTGAATCCTCATTCTACTACACAGCTTCATTAAGTGTGATTAGATATGAAGGAATTAAAAGAACTCGTCTGACTTCCAGTGATTGGTTGTCAGGCAAAAGAAAATGAAGCCTGATCTTTATCAAGCTTCAAATAAAGTTGAGGAATGAATCAAGGAAATAACCGAGGTGCAAACCCAAACCGCACCGGGCGGGGCAAACCGCTTGCTTCCGGATTCTAGGCAGTTATAAAGAACTTGTTCTTCCTCTTCTTTATTATAACAAAGTTAAAGAAGAAGGTCAAGGGATCAGCTAGTTATCATAACTAGATAAAATAGAGAACGAAAAAAATTATTGTTGAAACAAAACGCTTGAAATATGATATAATACTTATATAAAGAAAGGGTGCTTAAAACAAATGACAAACTTAAACTTTACACTTGTATTCATCAATCACTGTGAACCGATTAAAATCTACTCAATAGCCTATAATACAATTTATGAAGCTTTAGTTTCTGAACACATTAACATTAATGATATTGAATGTATGGTAATCTGTGAAGAAGGTCGCTATTATAATTATAGCGGATCAGACGCAATTTATATTATGATGTTAAAAGAATGCGGTTATGAATAACCCCTGATGAGTCTTTGAAAATTAAGACGAAACACCCGAAAGGGTGTCGGGTTATAAGCCCAGAAAAAGGAGGACATGAACAATGTCAAAAATGATTACAAGAACAGTAACAGTAACAAGAGCAACAGCAACGGTGATTCGAGGAGATGGACACCAAGAACAATTTAATATCACTTACGCAGGAAAACCAGATGTTAAAACAGCATTAAAAGAAGCAAAGAAGTTATGCACATTGGAGAAGAATGATCAGATTTTAGTCGGTGATTTAACACAGCAGAACAGCCGGTATGCAATGAGCATGGATGTCTTTATGAATTATGCTGACCTTATCGAAAATTTTGATGAAGCTGAAGAAAGTGAGGAAGAATAATTATGGCATACGAATTAATTAATCAATCCGAAGTTCAAGTTGGATATGTTTATTCAACTGTAAAGGGTGAAACCCGAAAAGAACAGGCGCAGGTATTAAATGCTATTAACTCTACCCAGTGTGTCAGCCTTCAGGAACAGCTTGGAAAGACCATTATGGTTAAAAATGTGGTTTGCCATGGCGTTGAAATGACTAACGAAAAAACTGGGGAAATTGCCCCAGCTTGGAGAGTTATTTTAATTGCAGACGATGGCACACAGTATGCCTGTGTATCAAAAGGCGTCGTTGGATCACTCAATAAAATTTTCGGAGTCTTTGGAACACCGGAAACATGGGCAGACCCGCTTCCTTTGATTGCTCGTAAAGTTCAGGCAAAACGTGGTAAATCATTAATTTTAGAAGTAGACGAAACAGCATTGTAAAATTCGGAATATAAGCCCTCGACTAATTCGGGGGCTTATGCATATAATAGGAAGGATGAATTAAATGGCGAAAGAGTTTAAATTATCCGCTTCACAACAAGCGAGGGTGAAGAAATTAAATAAATCTATTTCCACAAAGAAATCTAGAATTAAAAAGGAATTTGGGATTGAACTTCAAATTAAGACAAAGCCAGTAAAGGAGTTTTCAAGCAGAAAAGAATACAATGAATTCATTAAGAATGCTGAAAACTTTACCAACCGTTCAAATTTCCGTTATGTGAAGAATAAAAAGGGTGTTGTTGTCAGGCGTGAAGAATATGAAGCGGTAAAGAAAGATGTTGAAGTTATCAATAAGCGTAATCGAAGAAAAGTAAATAAGATTAAAAGAAAAACATTTACGTCACGAGGAAAGAAAACAGCGATGAGGGTTGCGGATAGGGCTATGATGTTGGATACTCGTTACAGCCGATTGATTGACCTTGATTTTAAAAAACGCTTTGAAGGGTTTAGAAGTGCGCAGGAATTTGAAGAGTATGCACAGCGGGCAGATTACCGTGCCAATCCTGAATATGAAAATGAAATGCAACAGAAGCTTTTGGACAACTATATCGCAGGTGGATATAATGTATTTGGCGATGAGTGGCAACCCATCGCAGAGAAGCTAAAAGAAATCGGAGCCGAAGGGTTTGAGATGATGTTTTATACAGAGGATGTTTTGGACTTTGAATTTTATTATGGTGTCACAGAAGAGGAACTGAAACTAAAATCAATTAAAGAAGCATTAGGAATATAGGGCTATGAGTGCTTATTCAGCCGATTTTGAAACGACAACAGATGTGAATGATTGCCGTGTCTGGGCTTACGCCGTTTGTGAAGTCGAAGATAGTAATCAATTCTATTATGGAAATTCCTTGGATGGGTTTATGGAATTTATGGAAGAGCACCCCGGTGATTATTATTTTCACAATTTGAAATTTGATGGTGAATTTATTATTGGATGGCTATTAAATCATGGTTGGGAACACTCAAAAGAAAAAGCTGAAAAAACATTTAGCACGTTAATTTCAAAAACCGGGCAATTTTACTTAATTGAAATTATTTATAAGCTATGGAATAAAAAACAAAAGAAAGTTAGAATATATGACAGTTTAAAGCGTCTGCCATTTAGTGTAGCCCAGATTGCAAAAGCGTTTGAACTCCCCATATCCAAGCTTGAAATTGATTATAAAGCCTATCGAAAACCCGGGCATGTACTTACTCAGCAAGAGATTGATTATATTAGAAATGACGTAACGATTGTAGCGCAGGCCTTAGCGATACAGAACAAACAAGGTCTAACAAAAATGACAGCAGGAAGCAATGCTTTAACCAAATTTATTGAAACTCTGGGAAAAGAAAGATACAGAGAAGTGTTTCCGGTTTTAGATTTAGAAATGGACACAGCATTAAGGCCAGCCTATCGAGGAGGTTGGACATATTGTAATCCTTTATTCGCAGGAAAAGACGTGAACCATGGACTTGTATTTGATGTTAATTCCATGTATCCATGGGCAATGAGAGAAAAGCCGTTGCCATGCGGGCGCCCCATGTATTTTAAGGGTAAATATAAAGATGATAGCTTATATCCTTTATATATACAAAATATTATTGTCGAATTCCGCTTGAAAGAAAACCATCATCCTATGATACAGGATAAATATGGTGGATATTTTAAAGCGAATGAGTATTTAACTCACAGCGAAGGTGAAATGAAGCTAAGTTTATCCAGTGTGGATTTAAAACTATTTCTTGACCAATACGATATTCTTTATATTGAATATGTTGACGGTTATAAATTTAAGCAATGCACAGGAGTGTTTGATCAATATATTGATTATTGGATGGAAGTAAAGATGAACTCGACAGGGGCGATCAAACAGCTTGCTAAATTGATGTTAAATAGCCTATATGGCAAGTTTGCAACTCGTCCAGATGTTACAGGGAAAGAACCATACTTAAATGAAGAAGGAAAGGTTTGCTATAGACTGGGTAAGCAAGAATTCAGAGAACCCGTTTACACACCGCTAGGCATATTTATAACAGCATGGGCAAGGGATAACATTGTCAGAACAGCGCAAAGTGTCTATGATCGTTTCTGTTATGCTGATACGGATTCAATCCACATTGTGGGCACAGAGCTTCCTGATATTCAAATTGATGATAAAAAACTTGGATATTGGAAATGCGAAAGTAAATTTGACAAAGCGCGCTTTATCCGTCAGAAAACCTATATGGAATTAGAACAAACTAATGAAGAACTAAGTGAAGATGAAAAAGTGGTGATCGAGGGTAAGACCTACAAAAAGAACATTAAATGCGCAGGCATGCCAGACGCAGTTAAAGCCCAAGTAAGTTGGGATGATTTCCATGTTGGTTTAATGGTTCAGGATGGCAAGTTAAGGCCTCTGCATGTTAAAGGCGGAATAGTCCTAGTCGATACACCATATACACTAAGATAGAAAGGAAAAAACAAATATGTTTATTACATTAATGAGCTTTGCCGTAGCTATGATCATACTATTAGGCTTTATCAGCATTACCAAAACAGAAAGTGTTTCAGGCTGGACAATCTTTCTTGTTCTGATTCTTTCAATTATATGTTGCGTTTTCTTGTTTGGTAGTTTATAATTAATAATAGGAAAGGAAGGCTGATAAAAATGGCTAGAATGACAAGAGAAGAAAAAGAAACAATTTATCGAAATGTATTAACCTCAGACGGTGATAAAACCGTAATCGAAGATTCTGTTACACGGCTTCGCGGTGATGATGATGAGATGGAACGGGAAATCAATGATCGAATTCGGGAACGAGATGAAGCACGTTCAAAAATGGAAGAACTCACAGAAGCAGGCAGAAAATGGAAGGAACGCTATGATACACTTTCGCAACGTTATGCAACAATGTTCTTGCGTGGAACGGATGAAGCCTTAGACCAACAGCGTCGAGATATTCGGGAAGATGATGTTGAAGATAATGTTGAATGGCGCAACATTTTTGAAGAAGGCGGACAGCGCCGAATGGCAGAAAAGGAAGAAAGAGAGGAAAGAAAGTAATGGCAAAAGTAGAAGCACCATTAAACACCTTTAATTTACCGGGTGTAGCAACAAGTGTCACGGCCGTTGACGTATTAAATAGCATTCGAGCAACGGCTAGCGCAGAATATCAAAACCGAATCCCAGAAGCAACGAGGAATAATATCGCAGATGTTGGTAATGCGATGATGAATTATCAGCCAGCACAGAATGAATTCTTGAATGCTTTAGTTAACCGTATTGGTTTGGTTGTGATTCAGAACAAGCTGTGGGCAAATCCATTAGCCCCATTTAAACGGGGAATGTTGGATTTTGGTGATTCCATTGAAGAAATTTTTGTGGATATTTGCAAGGCACAGCAGTATACAGTAGCCCCGCCAGCAGACAATCCGGGTGATGTCTTCGCAGTAGAAATTCCAGATGTCAAGGCGATTTTCCATCGTATGAACCGCCAGAATTTTTACAAGCAGACCATTAATAATGATCAGCTTCGCACCGCTTTCTTAAGCTATCGAGGCATTGAGGATTTAATTGCACGTATTGTTGATTCTATGTATACCTCAGATAACTATGACGAATTTATCTTAATGAAGAACTTGTTTGTAGACTATTACAATAAAGGAAACTTCTATTCTGTGCAGGTCACTGCCCCAACTGATGAAGCATCGTCAAAAGCCTTGGCCAGAACTGTGCGGGCATGGGCTAACAGCTTAACCTTCTTGACGAACAAATACAATGCTCAGGGGGTGTATACTCATACTCCGCTTGAGGATCAAATTGTATTAATGACTCCGCAAACGGAAGCGATGATCAGCGTCGAAGTCTTGGCTTATGCGTTTAATATGGATAAGGCGGATTTCTTAAATCGTGTTGTTATTGTAGATGATTTTGGTGGATTAGAAGATGAAGGTGTATTGATGATGTTAGTGGATCGTGACTGGTTTATGGTCTTCGACAATTTCTATACATTTACGGAACAGTACAATGCACAGCACTTGTACTGGAACTATTTCTTCCATCATTGGCAGACATTAAGCACTTCCCAATTTGCAAATGCAATTTGTTTCACGACAGAAAAGCCACTGGTCAACACTGTTAAAGTAACTCCATCAACTGCGACTGTAGCCAAAGGAAATTCCCAACAGTTTAATGCAACAGTAGACACAACAGGTGGTGCAAGCACGGGAGTAACTTGGACTGTAACAGGAACCGCAGCTGTCACTTCAACAATTTCAAATACAGGAGTTTTAGCAGTAGCAGCAGATGAAGCAAACACGTCTTTAACTGTAAAAGCAACGTCAAAATTTGATTCAGCAAAATCAGGAACAGCCGCAGTTACCGTTGGTTAATGCCTGAATTTATACCTAATACAACGGTACGCTTATTAAACAACGTACCGTTGTTTTCAGATAATAAGAATCAATTGACGTTTGCGAATGTTTCTGATCAAGAAAGTTTCTTTGTTCAAAAAACTTTTAGAACCTATGACAATTTAACATACCAACGAAAAACAAGCTATCTGCACATTCCCGAAAATGCCGATCATTTAATTAATGTTAATTATATGATGTATCGGAATTCAGATTTTGGAAACAAATGGTTTTATGCCTTTGTCACTAATATAGAATATGTTAATGACAGTTCAAGTATTATTACTTTTGAATTAGACGCTTATCAGACATTCCAATTTGATATTCAGATTCTTAATTCTTTTGTGGAGAGAGAACATGTTGCTGATGATACTGTCGGTCTTCACACTGTTCCTGAAAACTTAGAAACAGGGCCATACGTTGCCACAAGCGAAGGGCATTTTACAGCAGGTGCATTGAATATCTATATTATGGTCACGGAAAGCTTAGACCAGCCTTATTGGAATGCACCCGGAATTGTAGGTGGGTTTCCTGTTCCTGTGTATTGGGCAAGTCTTGGCAATGTTGGCGATTTCACCTCAGCAGCATTAAAAGAAATTATTGACACTTATGCAAGAGAAGGAAAAAGTAATGCGATTGTTGCTGTCTTTACAGCCCCTGAAAATTTAGTCAGTACAACCAATGATGTAAGAGTTAATACGTGGTCAATGGCACCAAGAAGATTAAGTATTACACCAAAAAACAACAAATTGTTTACCTACCCTTATTGTTGCCTAGGTGCAGAAGCATTAGGACAAGGCATTGAATTTCGATATGAGTTATTCAGCGGTGCGCCTACTGCAACGATTCGAGCCGGGTTTGGAGTGAATCTACAAGTTTCGGCCGTTCCTAACAATTATGCAGGAGAACGAGTTAATTTAGAAAACACTTTGACTTTAAAAGATTTCCCAGTTTGCGCATGGGTCAATAACTATTATCAGAACTGGTTGGCTCAAAATAAGGCAAATCTAGCTATTGGCACAACAAAAGCCGTGGTTAACAGTGCTGTTTCCTTAGCAACAGGAAATGTTGGAGGAGTATTAAGCGGAATTAATTCTATTGCCAATATCTTAGGCGAAAAATATCAGCATTCCATTATTCCAGATAGCATGGTTGGATCAGCAAATGCGGGGGATATCATGGCGATTTCAAGAATGAGCGGTTTCTATTCGTACTGCAAAAGCATTCGCCCTGAATATGCTAACATTATTGATCAATACTTCTCGATGTTTGGTTATCGTGTAAACACTGTCAAAGTACCGGAAACAAACAGCCGGCAAAGCTGGAACTATATAAAAACAATCAACATTAATATTGCGGGAAATGTGCCAACCCAATACATGGAAGAAATTAAGCAAATGTTTGATCGAGGTGTAACCCTTTGGCATGGTGATTATATCGGAGATTATGGAAGGGATAATGATATTGTATGAGCAGAGAATACAGAGTGGATAAAACAAGAATCAAATGCACAAAAGCAGATTTAATGAATAGCCGTTCTTATATAAACTATTATGAACGATTAAAAAATATTGCAATGAATATGTTTGAATGGAAAAATCTTCCTGATTCGGTTGATGTAAGATGGTTAGAATTGTGTCTTTTTGAATTTGGCTATTGTCTATTTTTCAAAGATGAAGTCATGGGGTATTTGACTTTGAATTGTTCTATTGGCGGACAACTCAATGTCTATAGAACGCCGACTTATTATAGACCGATCACCCCTTCTGGCATTGTTTTTCCTTCTTATAATATTGATAACAGTGTCCTTATCTTTAACAATTACACCCGCACAAATACAGAATGGATAATCATTCAGTTCGCAGAACGTTTAGCAAGATTAGAAAGAACCATTGATATTAATGTCAATGCTCAAAAAACTCCGTATCTATATTACACCTCACCGAATACCAAGCTCTCTATTTTAAATATGCAGAATCAAGTTGATAATTTTGAACCGGCGATTATTGCCGATAAAAACTTCAACCCGGAACAAATTCAAATTTTAAAACTAGACGCCCCATTTATTGCGGATAAACTAGAAATACAAAAGCGTAGAATCTGGAATGAAGCCATGACTTTTCTCGGAGTCAAAAATTCAGGAAGCGAAAAGCGGGAAAGATTGGTGGAAGCAGAAGCGGAAGCGGATGGGGATGTTGAAGCCATGCGTTATGTTATGCTTAGTGCTAGACAACAAGCTTGTGAAAGAATCAATAAAATGTTTGGGTTAAATGTTTGGGTTGATTTTAAAAAACCATACATGGAAGAACTTAGAGAAAAAGAAATGGAATCAGAAATTTTAGACAATGACGCTGAATATGATGAAATGGAGGATATTGAAAATGGCTGATTTTACAATAAGTGTAAAAACAATTGTTGAAATGTATTCTCAATTTGATTCAGATTTCATTAATTTCAGTGTAGATCAATTGATATCCAATGCTTTACCCAATATTTTTGATTTCGATTTTCCATTTTACGATGAGTCTAAAAAAGAAGCATGGGAAAGACGTTTTATTAAACATTTTTACATGTATGAAATTGGTTTGGAAACCATTGGCTTATGGAAATTAATGATGGAAAACAAACTCAATGAAATTATGCCATTTTACAATAAACTATATGCTGAATTTGAAAACATTGAAAATATGACAAATAATTTAAATATTAATGAAACAGGAACGCGAAATAATACAGGAACAAGCACAGCTAATAGTGAGCAAAAATCCCAAGGAAATAATCAATCTTTATTTAGCGATACACCGCAATCAAGAATAAGCATAGGGCAACATGATTATGTTACAACAATTACAGAAGACACAATCGGAGATAATACCAATGCCAATAGCACACAAAATGTAAACAATACGGAATCTTATTCAAACAATCGTAAAGGAAATATAGGAAATCGAACAAATGCAGAATTATTCAAAGTTGCGTCAGAGTCTATTGTCAATATTGATCAGATGATATATAATGAATGTAGCGATTTATTCATGTTGCTATATTAGAAAGAGAGGTCTTAACATGGATGTTAATCAAGTAATTCAAATTGTTTCAACACTGGGTTTTCCGATTGTAATGTGCGGAGCTATGGCATGGTATGTATATCATATCAGCGAAACGCACAGAAAAGACGCTAGTCAACGGGAAGAAGAACACAGACAGGAAGTAGAAAAGCTAAATGAACGGCATAAAGAAGAAATGGAAAAGGTAACAGAAGCTATCAATAACAATACGTTAGCTTTAACGAAGCTCTGCGAAAGGATGGATAAATAAAGCTTATGAAAATTATGGATATTTCAAAACATCAAGGTCTGATTGATTTTGATAAAGTTAAATTATCTGAAAAAATTGATGGTATCATGATTCGTGCAAGTTGGGGTCATTTTCATGAAGATGAGCAATTTAGAAGAAATGTAAGTGAATGTGAACGGCTCAATATTCCGTGGGGTGCTTATCATTATAGTTACGCACTAAACGAAGATGAAATGAAACGGGAATGCGCTGGACTCATTGCCCTTCTTGCAGAAATGGAAAAGCTTTATAATAAAAAACCGCTTCTTCCAATTGCCATTGACATGGAAGACGCAGACGGTTATAAATCCAGAAATGGCACATTATACAACAAGTCTTTAAATACAGAAATTTGTGCCTACACCTGTGAAGAACTGGAAAAAGCTGGGTATTACGCAATGATTTATTGTAATTTAGATTGGAAAAACAATAAATTATACTGGAAAGAATTAAGCATGTATGATTTGTGGTTAGCTCGATGGAATACCTCTGCACCGGGTGTCAAATGCGGAATGTGGCAGTTTACCAGTAAAGACAGAATTAATGGAATTAATGGCTATGTAGATATGAGTAAAGCCTATATTGACTATCCGACACTAATCAAACAACAAGGCTTGAATCATTGGAATAGCGAAATCGAGCCCGAACCCGAAGAGGGAAAGACACCAGATGAAAATGGCGTTGTCTTTGGAAGTTATGTTGATTTAAAACAACCGCTACAAGTGTTGTGGATGGATGAAAACAACTATGTGCTAGCTTTGAATGATAAAGACAAGGATTCGATGTTTGCATGTCCAAAGAAATATTTTAAAAAGGTTGCTTAATTTTCAAGTAAAAGGAGTGTGAAAAGGCATGAGTATCTATTACAACTTAGGTGAGTTATTAAGCTACAACTGCCTTTTCAACTTCGTTATTGGCAACCGAGGTGGAGGAAAAACCTATGGTTTCAAAGATTGGGCAATTAAAGACTTCTTAAAAAATGGCAATCAATTCATCTATCTAAGGCGCTACAAAAGTGAACTTGTGGATTCGGATAAATTTTTCAGTGACATTCAATTAGCCTATCCAGATCATGAATTCAAAGTAGATGGAAGAACCTTCAAAATAGACGATGAAGTGGCAGGCTATGCGGTTGCTCTCAGCACAGCCTTAACCAAGAAATCTGTTCCCTATCCTCTTGTTAATAAAATTGGTTTTGACGAATTTCTTGTTGATAAAGGCGCTATCCATTATTTACCTAACGAGGTAACCGCCTTTCTTGAATTTTATTCTACTGTTTCCCGACTTCGAGAGGGAAGCCTAAAAGATGAAGTTCGAGTCTTATTCATGGGAAATAACATTTCGATTACCAACCCTTATTTCAATTACTTTTCCATCCGCCCCAACTTAAACAAACGATTTAATAAATTCAAAAATGATATTATGATTGAATATTATAAATCAGAAGAATTTATTAATAAAATGAAAGCAACACGGTTCGGAAAAATGATTGATGGAACAGAATATGCTGATTACGCAATCGAAAACAAAAGCTTATTCGATAATGACGAATTTGTAGAAAAACGAACACCTAATTGCAAATACGCTTGTACTGTAATATATAAAAATATTAAAGTGGGGTTTTGGACAGATTACAAAGAAGGATTGATTTTTGCAAGTGAAGTGATTGATCAATCTTGTAAATGGCAATATTGTTTGCTTAACAAAGACGCTCAGCCTAATATTATGCTATGTAAAAATGCTAAAAAAGACTTTAGATTATCTCAAATTATAAAAGCATTTGAATACGGTTATTTGAGATATGAAAATATGCGAATTAAAAGTACAGCGTTAGAAATAGTGAGGATGATTATATGAGATTGTTTATTCTTATCTTTATTATCATTGAAATAATTGCTATTATTCTAATTAATCGCCAAAGAAAGTAGGTGATAAAATGGCGGACATTAAAATTCATGAAAAATTGCCCTATTTCTTTATTGACGCATTACCATTAGCCTTTGATAAGTCGTTGAGCTATTATGAACAAATGGGCAAATTAATTCATAAGGTAAATGAATTGATTGACGCAATGAATAGCTATGCCGAAGATTACAAAAGCTATACCGATGAGCAAGTAGCCTTATTAAGACAATATGTTGATAGAAGTATTAGTGAAGTCTATGCTTATGCTGATCAAATTAAAGTCGATTTAACTTCTTTGATTGGATTGACAGCTGATGAATTGCGAAGTGATTATATTTCGAGAATTAATAGTTTATCGACCTCGCTAAACTCAAGAATTACTCAGGAAATCTTTACAATTAACAACAGAATTACACAAGAAGTTATTACACTCAACGCAAGAATTTCAAGAGAAGTCCAAGATTTAAAAGACTATATCAATTCACAATTAATTGATATAAAAGTCATTGACCCAACAACGGGCTTAGTTTCAGATTTACAAACCACACTCAATAATATTGCTAACTTAAGCAAGGGCGATAGCTTAACAGCTGAAGGATACGATAACTTAAAGCTGACAGCTCAAACCTATGACAACAAGAAACTTACAGCTTATATGTACGATTACCATGGTAAATCATTGTTACAATAAGGGAGGTATGTAAAATGAGTTCAACAAATAAAACAACGCATTATGATTTAAGCCAGTTTACAGCGAATGATATTCCTGCATGGTTGTCCGATTATAATGCCGATATGGGTAAGATTGACACAGGAATCTATAACGCTTCGACCTCAGCCAGTGAAGCAACTTCAAAAGCAGATAATGCTGTAACACAAATCAGTGAGCTTGATTCCACTGTAACCAAGTTGAATGGAAAGGTAGACACCAACACTTCCAATATCACAAAGGCACAGAATGACATCACCACATTGCAAAGCGCAGTTTCATCTAATGCCCAAGCAATTCAAGGGAATACTGAAACCATTCAGTCTATTATCAACCAAGATAATGCGGGAAAAATTGCAAAAATAAATAATTTATTAAATAGAGATAAAATTAACGTTTCTATTACAAGCTTCACCAATGATTCAACCTACACAAACTATAAATTCCGCGCATCCTATTCATGGAGTGGCATTGATAGTACATTCATTCCAACCGGAAGCATTGCCCCAACAAATGAATACGCTGGCGCAATTCTATTAGAAGCAACAACTAACTTGTTGTATGTTTATACTGAGACCGATCCATCTACATTAGTATTTGATTGGTTGAGTGTTAGAAAGGAAAATGTATAATGAGAACTCAATTAAATTCAGGAGGTTCCAATAAACAATTTCTTATAAAAAACGGAGAACCTATGGTTGAAGGTATTGTGCTGGGTACTGGATTAACAAAAGTTGCTGGAAAATATATAACAAACACAACACACCGAGGTGGGGTTACAATAAGTTCACCTTTATTATCAGGAAAAATTCTTATTATCGAAGGTTCATGTACAGGAACAATAGAAGATAAATCGCATATACAATTACGCAGAGTTCAAAATGGTGCTCTTTATCGAGAAAACTATGATTTATTTAACGAAAATTCGGCGGATATTATGACATATATTGGTTTAAGTTTTAATGGTGCACCCTTAACTGGAACAACTGCTGAAATTTATCTATATGGAAATGCATATGGTATTCGAGTTTATCATGCCTGGTTAGAAAGCCTTGTACCAATAGTGGTT